CTGATAAAACTAAACACGATTATCAATATTGTGTAACTGTTTTATTGGACACAAAAGTTGATGGCAAAAGTATGGCAGAAATATGTCTTACCAAAATGTCAGGTGCGATAGCACGAAGAGCATACGAAGTATGGCTTGGTCGTGGCGTGTACTTGGCGAATGCAGTTACATCAGTAGCACGTAAGATATATTCCTTTGGAATGGAGATGGGGTATGCTGAGAGCAACCCTTTCTCTACTTTCAAACGTAAATCTGCACATTCTAGGACAACTGTTTGGACAAAAGAACAGGTTAGGAAATTTCTTAACTACTGTTACGAGGATTTCAAGTATAGAAACTTGGGATTGATAGTACAAATGGCATACGAATGGTGTCAAAGAGTGGGAGATATGCGAGTTTTACAGTTCTCAAGCATAGATTTTGACAAAGGTGTGTTAAATTTGCAACAGTCAAAGAGAAGAAGTGTGGTACACCTGCCGATTTCTGTTGACTTATTGGAAATGCTTACACAACAAGCAAAAGACTACGACTTTCAGCCTTATGTTGCACCATATCCAACACCTATGAGGGGTGTTTACAGTCCATATGCTATACAAAGACTGTCAAAAGTAGCTCGAAGAGTCATAAAAGAGTCAGGATTACCTGATGATTTACGAATATCTGACCTACGTAGGACAGGAACTACCGAAATGGTAGAAGCAGGAGTGCCTATGGGTCAGATTATGTCCGTCACAGGACACGCAAATCCACAGTCAGTTAAACCTTACATGAAAAATACGTATGCTAGTGCAGAAAATGCATTGACATTACGTGATAATTACATTAAGAGTATATAATATGAATATATATAATTATATAAGTGATTTACATTTAAGTGTAGGAGAAACAAAAAGAACTAACTGTCCTAGTTGTAATGGTTATAAAACATTTACTGTAACCAACAACATGGGTAGGGTAGTTTGGAACTGTTATAAATCTTCTTGTCCTATCTCAGGAACAAAGAAGGTTAACTTATCTGTGGATGATATCAAGACTGCCAAGTCTGATGTCAAAAAAGATAGTACAGGCTTCGCCTTACCTGAGTATGTAGTACATCACAATCATAGACGAGAGGTCATGGACTTTTGTGAGTTATGGAATCTAGAATATGATAAGTTGGAGTTGTACTACGACATAAAAGAAAGGAGAGTTGTATTTCCTGTCAAGAAAGATGGACTGATTGTAGATGCAGTTGGTCGGTCTGTGGGATTTCGTCTGCCCAAATGGAAAAGATATGGAAATAGTGACTTGCCTTTCACATATGGATGTGGTAAGGTGGCTGTAGTTGTTGAGGATTGTGTAAGTGCATCTGTTGTAGGCAATGGTGTTTATGTAGGGGTAGCTGTGTTGGGAACATCATTAAGCGATTCACACAAGAGATACCTATCACAATTCTCAACTGCTATCATAGCCTTAGACCCTGATGCAATGCCCAAAACACTAGCCTTTGCAAAAGAGTTACGAGGATATGTAAATGATGTAAAAGTATTGAGACTGAAAGATGATTTGAAATATGGAGAAGATGAAGACATAAACAACTTATATAAACTAACCCCAAAGGAGAACCAACATGGAACTAGCACTACTACGTAGCTTAATGAACAAAGACTTCTATGAAGACCATAGAGGTGCAAGGTGTCCTGATAGATTATTTAGCAAAGATGCTAGGACTATCAAGCACACAATAGATAAAGCAATGAGGAAGTATGACAGGGATGTAACACCTGATGAACTTGAAGCTCTGTTCTTGTCTAGCAATCCTGCTATGACAACTGCACAGAAGCAAGGATACTCTGCATTGTTTAACGATATTAAAAAACAAAAGCCTATGGGAACAGACATAGCACAGGATGTGTTGTCCAAACTGTTCCAACAAGTTATTGGAGAAGACGTAGCTAATCTTGGCTTTGACTTTGTTAATGGTGTGCAGACAAGTATGAAACCTCTACGTGATTTACTAGAGAAGTACAATGATGACTTTACACCTGAGATGAAAATAGAATGGGATGATATCTCATTTGATACTTTAATAGCTAAACAGAGTCAGCAGACTAGGTGGTCATTTAACCTACCTGAGTTAGCTAGAAAGGTAGAAGGTGTGAATGGTGGCTATCTTGTTGAGGTAGGTGCAAGACCTAATACAGGTAAGACTAGCTTCCATGCATCTCTTCTTGTAGGAGATAATGGTTTTGCAAGACAAGGTGCTAAGTGTGTTGTCTTGTGTAATGAAGAGTCATATGACAGGGTAGGTTTTAGATATCTGACTGCATCCTCTAACATGGATAAGTATCAGATAAAAGATAACCCATCACAGGCAAGAGATAGGTACAAAGAAATATCTCCTAATCTAAAGATAAAAGATGTGACAGGCGAGGATATGTCTTGGGTAGAAAGTATGTGTAAGAGTGTTAATCCTGACGTGGTTGTGATTGACATGGGAGATAAGTTTGCACGTACTGCAGGTTATGCAAGACCTGATGAAGCACTCAAGGCAAATGCAATATATGCAAGACAGATTGCAAAACAATATAATTGTGTTATATTCTACATGTCACAACTCAATGCAGAAGCAGAGGGTAGACAGAGACTTAATCAGGCAATGATGGAAGGCTCACGTACAGGCAAGGCTGCTGAAGCAGACTTGATGATATTAATAGGACAACCTGCAAGTGTTGAAGGTATTGATGAAGAATCAACCATGAGACATTTGAATGTTGTTAAGAATAAAATTACAGGTTGGCATGGCATGATAAACTGCAACATCAACCCACACACAGCGAGGTACAGTGCATGAAATTAACATTAGACGTAGAAAATACAGTAACAAAAAGAGATGGCAGAATGCATCTCGACCCATACGAACCTACTAACAAGTTAGTTATGGTAGGATGTTTGACAGACATAGGCAACGAGTATCTGTTTAATATGGATACAGGTGGCACACAGCATATTGACATACAAGACTTGCTTGATAGAGCCACAATCCTTATAGGACATAACATAGCATATGACCTTATGTGGATGTGGGAATGTGGCTTCAAGTATGAAGGTCCTGTCTTTGATACTATGCTTACAGAGTATATATTACAAAGAGGTATCAAAGAACCTTTGCATCTCAAAGATTGTGCAATGAGATATGACTTAGAAACTAAGAAAGAAGATACCTTGAAGGAATACTTTGCAAAGGGTTATGCTACAGATGAAATACCTAGAGGAGAGTTAAGGCAGTATTTATCTGCAGACTTACACGCTACACAGCAGTTAGCTGACGAGCAGTATAAGAAACTTAACTCTACTAAATATGCTCATCTCATGGATACAGTTTTGCTAACAAATAAAGTGTGTGTTACTTTAGCTAAGACACACAGAAATGGTTTTAAAGTGGATGAGACTATGTTAGAGTCTGTTAGAAAAGAGTTTGAGACAGAGAAGGTAGATATAGAGAAAAGACTGTCTGCCCAAGTTAGAAAAATAATGGGAGATATGCCTATCAATCTTAACAGTCCTGAACAGATGTCATGGGTTATCTATAGTAGAAAACCTAAAGACAAAGCTATGTGGGGAAATGAGTTTACTCCTCATATGGCTAATGATGAGTTTAAGAGAGCAGTCAGAGATAACTCTGATATTTTATATAGAACAACAGCACTTATGTGCAAGACCTGTAATGGTACAGGCAAGATAAGAAAGGTAAGAAAAAATGGAACTCCATTCGCTAATCAAAATAATTGTGTTCTTTGTGGTGCTAGTGGTTATACTTTTACTCCCACTAAACAAATCGCAGGATTAAAGTTTAACGCACCAAATGCTAAGTGGGTATCTGCAAATGGGTTTGGTGTATCCAAAGGTAATCTAGATGTACTACAAGGCATGGCAAATAGAGCAGGTATGAAACAAGCTAGTGACTTCTTACAAGACCTCAAGAGATTGTCTGCACTAGATACATACCTATCTTCTTTTGTTGAAGGTATCAAGACACACGTAAAGTCTGATGGTATGTTACACGTAAGACTATTGCAACATAGAACTGCAACAGGCAGATTTAGTGGAGCAGACCCTAATATGCAGAATATGCCTAGAGGTGGCACGTTTCCTGTTAAGAAGGTGTTTGTGTCACGTTGGGAAGGTGGTAAGATTTTGGAAGCTGACTTTGCACAGTTAGAGTTTAGAACTGCTGCCTATTTATCACAAGATAAGGTGGCTATGAATGAGATTAAAACAGGATTTGACGTACATTCTTATACTGCTAAAGTTATATCAGCTTCAGGTCAAAGTACGACTAGGCAAGATGCTAAAGCACATACCTTTGCTCCGTTGTATGGTGCGACAGGGTTTGGTAGAACAAAAGCAGAAGCAAAATACTACCAAGACTTTACCAAAAAGTACAAAGGAATCGCATCATGGCATTCCAGATTGGCTAAAGAAGCTCTAGAGAAGAGAAGTATTACAACCCCATCAGGAAGAGAGTTTAGTTTTCCTGATGTACAAAGAAGAATGAATGGTTCTGTATCTCACTTTACACAGATAAAGAATTATCCTGTGCAGAGTTTTGCAACTGCAGATATAGTTCCATTAGTTCTTACACACATAGAAGACAGGTTAAAAATATTACAGTCTTGTATCGTGAATACAGTACATGATTCAATTGTGATTGATGTACACCCTGATGAGATTAACAAAGTTATTTTCATCTTAAATTCTATTAATGAAGACATGAATACTATTATAAATCAACAGTTTAGAATAGACTTCAATGTACCTTTATTATTAGAAGCAAAAATAGGTGATAATTGGCTTGACACTAAAGACGTTAGCTGATATAACTATGAAACATTTTAACTTTCTGAAAGGAGAATATATATGACAGAAGCAAACTTAGTAACCATAGATACTAACAATTACGACTCTATGGCAAAGGCTATGGGAATAGCAAATGAAACTAATGTGGTAGAAAAGAAAGCTCCACAACTACCTAGATTTAGAATCAATCATGCTCCGATTGAAGAGGATGATGAGATTATAGTGAAGGGTGGTACTTATAAATTAGATATCCCTGAAGGTCAGGTGTTGTATGGTAAGACTGCAACTATCAGACCTTTTATGCAGAGATATATGTACAAAAGATTTGTAAAGAATATGTCTGCAAAAGCAGGAGAACCTATGGGTACTTATCATAAGACAGTCATGTCTGACAATTTGAATAAAGACCTAAAGGATAATCAAGGTGGATTCAACTGTGGTAAACCTGCAGGTTGGATACAAGACTTTGATGCTCTGCCTGATAAAACTAAAGACCTTATCAAGCAGATTAAACGTGTACGTGTAGTGTTTGGTTTAGTAGACTTACATGATGCTGTTGATGTTAATGGTAATAAAGTTGAGTTTGAAACTACTCCTTTTATATGGGAGATAGATAATAGAGAAGCATTCAAAACTATTGGTGCTAACTTTACAAAACTTGCAAAGCAAAAGTGCTTACCTGTTCAACATACTATAGCTTTAGCTACTGAACCTAGAAAGCTACCTAATGGTAGTAAGTTTTACTTACCTACTAGCACGTTAAACTTGTCTGAGAAGATAGACCTGTCAGATAAAGACCAAGTTATGTTTGGAGACTTCTTGGCTTGGGTGGAGAACTATAATCAGTATATAGTCTCTGAGTGGAACGAACAGGCTTCTCAAAAATCCATTGATGAAGATATGTCTACTGCAGTAAGTGATATAGTAGATGCAGAAGATAACTTCATAGAAGTGGAAAACGCATAGTGCTAAGTAACAATCCTTTCGCAGTGCATGGTATCAACTACTTGTCACCTAGTAGCATCAACACATACATTAATGATAATGCTTTGTGGGTTGCTAGGTATTTGTTTGGTGTTAAATCATCTAGTGGTGCTAGTGCTGTGAGGGGTATTGCTACTGAAGCTACTTTAGCAGACAAGTACGAAAAGAAAACCTTTGACTACAAGTATTTAGATATGCACTTCATGTCTCTGTGTGCTGAATCAGGTATTGATTTAGGAGACACAAAGACAGCTAAAGAAAAAAAGTTGTTAGAAGGTTTTGGTAAAGTCATTGATGAGAACTTTAACTATGATAATCTTGAAGCATACCAAGAGAAAGTTTCAGTTCAACTTGATACTTTACCTGTACCTATCATAGGATATATTGACTTCCGATTTGCTAACAAGATAGTTGACTTGAAGACAACCACAAGGATGCCTACAAGACCGACTGAAGCACAGAAAAGACAGATGGCATTATATTCTATGGCATACCCTAAGAGTAGTGTAGACCTGTTCTTTGCAAGTCCTAAAGAGCATAAGATATTTACACTTAAAAACTTATCTGTATACAAAAAACAACTTGAGAAAGTAGCTTTAGGTATACAAAAGTTTTTGTCTGTCAGTAATGACAAACATGAGATAGCTTCTCTTACATATCCTAACCTTGACTCTTGGTTGTGGACAGGTATGAAAGAAGAAGCAAGTAAAATATGGAGTTTAAAATGACTACAGATACAAAAAAGATAGAAGAACTGAATAAAGATATAGAAACTATGGAGAAAGAGTTAGCTGAAGCTAAGAAGACTCTTCGTGAACTGAGAACTAAAGGTTTGAGGGAAGCTATGGAAGCTAAAAAGTTAGCTGACGAAGCTGTTAAAGAAGAAATGAAAGCTCTTGGTGTTACATACTCTCATGATTCTTACGAGTTCAGTCCTTTTTCAGGGTGGAGAAGGTTACTCTAGTGTCTCCACACAAGATACGCAGAGATGCAATCAAGCATGGGTATAGGAGTGGCTTAGAACATAAGCTCTCCACATACTTAAAAGAAAACAAGTGTAAGTTTTCTTATGAGTCTATTAAAATAGAGTGGGAAGATTTATGTTATCGCACCTATACCCCTGATTTTATATTACATAATGGGATTATAATAGAAACTAAAGGTAGATTCTTAACATTAGATAGAAGAAAACATCTAGCGATTAAGAAACAACATCCAAACTTAGACATTAGATTTGTGTTTGAAAACAGCAGAAAGAAACTTAGAAAAGGTGCGAAGTCATCATATGCAGAGTGGTGTATAAAATATGGATTTAGATATTATGATAGAATAATACCTGAAGATTGGTTGAAAGAGAAAGGTAAAAACAAACACCCTAAATTCATACGATTTTCTACAGCAAAGATAAGGAGATAACATGACAACTAAAGAACCTGTATTTACATCTGATTTTATGATTATAGTTAGACCACACCTTGATAAGAAAAATAAATGGACAGGAGAAGTTACTCTTAAAATGGTGGTGGACAAGGCTAATAAACTTGATGATGACGATTTCTATTCTATGATTGGCTTCACTAAACAGATATGTGCTTCCGTTCCTTTGATGGAAGAGAATAAAATATTTAGAGAAGAAACTGAAAGACTAGCAGATAAATATTTATCACATGAAGAGTTAACACAAGGCATAGATAGGTTGACTAAGATTAAAGAACGTGATAATGTTATACACGTTAACTTTAAACCTGACGGAGAGTTACATTGAGACATTTGGAGTATATGAAAAAGAAACTTAAAGAAGTTGAAGAGAAATCAAAGGAGCAAACAGTGAAGTATTTATCAGGAAAAAAAGATGATATGGTCAATCATCCACCACATTATAATAAAGCAGGTATAGAAACTATTGATGCTATAAAAGCTATGACTGATGGTGGATTTGAATATTACCTACAAGGTAACATCATGAAATATCTTTGGAGATACAGATATAAGAATGGTGTAGAAGACTTAAAGAAAGCACAATGGTATCTTACAGAACTAATAGATGTGGTTGAAAAAGATGCGAGTTAAAATTATGATGACACTGCTAATTGACCCTGAAGATTATGCAGTACCTGCCGATGGCAAAGTAGATGAAGAGATGGAAGAATACATCAATGAGACTTTTCACGAGATAGAAGGAGTGAAAGTTAAGAGTATAAAGATAGTAACAGAGGAGACTTAAATGCAAAACTATTTACCAACTGATTATCAAAATTTTATCGCTCTTTCTAGATATGCTAGATGGAGAGAGGATGACCAAAGACGAGAGACTTGGGCAGAAACTGTGGATAGATATATGGATTACATGACTAACCACTTAAAAACTAAATATAATTATGACCTTACTTATGCTCTCAACGAAAAACTATTTGATGCTATAACATCTCTCGGTGTTATGCCTAGTATGAGAGCCTTGATGACTGCAGGTGTAGCATTAGACAGATGTCACGTAGCAGGATATAACTGTAGCTATATACCTGTAGATAGTCCACGTAGCTTTGATGAATGTATGTATATACTTATGTGTGGTACAGGTGTAGGTTTCTCTGTAGAAAGAGAGAACGTGGATAAGTTACCTGTGGTAAATGAACACTTTGAGAAGTCATCTACTGTGATAAAGGTTGGTGATAGTAGACCCGGATGGTCAAGAGCATTACGTGAGTTAATATCTTTATTATATGCAGGACAGATACCCACATGGGATGTGTCAGAGGTGCGACCTGCAGGTGCTAGACTAAAAACTTTTGGTGGTAGAGCATCAGGACCTGCTCCTCTTATAGACCTGTTTAAGTTTTGTATACAGAAGTTTGAAGGAGCAAAAGGAAGAAGACTATTTCCTATTGAGTGCCACGATATTATGTGTAAGATAGGAGAGGTTGTAGTTGTTGGTGGTGTAAGACGTTCTGC